GCTAAAAGTGTTAATAAAACTAAGTAGATTAAAACTTGCAAGGATAAACCAGCTTTGCTTACAAAGCTAGCACGTTGGGCTCTAACCAACACCAGAGTTCTATCTAAGTAGTTTATCTTATTAATATATGTTAGTACATAGTTAGATTCAATAAAATGATATTATTATAAAATCCCTTGCCCCTTCTTCTTTTTAATTAAAAGGCTATAATGAAGTATAAATCTCATATTACTCTTAAAAAATCTGTCTATTATGTTCAACCATAGGGGCTGAAGATTTGACTTCGCAAAGATTCACCATAGTATACTTCTTTCTATAATGTTTCTTTAAACGGTTTTTAATTTTTATAAAAGCGTAGATTACCATAACTGATAAAACAACTATTACTAAAAATGCTGTGTCTAGTGATGGATTAAATTTGTTTTTGCGTGTTTTAGCTCCTCCTGTTATATTTTGATCTTTCTTAGTAAAACTAAGACTATCTATTAATGAAAACATATGATCAAATACCATTATTATTAAGCAAAAACATTGGCAGTATTTAATGTGTATTGTGGAAGAGATGTGAGAAAACCTAAACGGAAATCTCGAGCCGCTGATCTGAAAAATCGGACGTTGATGGCTGCTGAATATGGTCTAATGACTAAAACCTTATTATTTGAACCATTGTCAAAACCCTCTAAATTGTTATTTGCAACGCGATTTAAGTTAAAAGGCTGAATGTAAGGAACAACCACTCTTGGCATGCATTCCTCACCATATAATGGCAGAACACGGGCACCTGAGCTAGCTGAACTTGGTGCTGTAAATGTGAGCACTCCTCTTGCAGAAGCAAGTGTGTTTCCTATGAAATTATTTCTCGCATTTACCAACATTGCTTCTCCAAAAGGTGTGTTATCTGATGTTCTTTTACCTAATGTTATAATCATGCCTCCTTTTCTAAATGCAAAAGCTGAACAAATATAGTCAATATGATCGTTATATTGACCTATGTCTGGTGTTGCTTGTGATGATGTTGTTCTTACGGCAAATGGAACAATTAAGAAAGCTGTTGTTGCTGTTGTTGAAAAAGAATTTGAAAACACAGTCATTGCTGATGTTAATTGTCGCAAATTATAAATACTTTCTCCCAAGGATTGCTTAATAGTATTATCATGAGATGGATTCCTTTCATTGGTGTTTGCTTCATTTCTGAGTGATATTTGTTGTGATTTTGTTTTCTCTCTAGCTTGTACATTAGTTTGGCCTTCAAGCCCCTTCATCTGTGTTTGAGGCAAAAGATACAAATATGTTTCGGCTTCTGAAAGAATAACATCTGATGCAAAGAAATCGACATAGAAATATGTCGTTGAGGCAACTGTGCTAGACGCTATCATTCCTGTTTGTACAATGATATAGAACATTCCATAGGAACATTCAGGCGTATATTGATTCGCTGTGTAATTTGCAAGACTGGCCACACCTGCTGCATTTCTTGGGGAAGGCACATTCTTCATATTTGTTGTTAACATAGGCTTAATTGTAAATTCACCAACCATTTTATCTGAATCAAATTTAAATATTTCTCCTTTTCCATCATTTATATCATCCTTCGTCATTACCTGGTTCACAGTATACTTTCCTGTGTCTCCTGGTACAAACATTGCTTTCAACTTAACGTCATAAAACTGGTTATGTGTACCCTTTATCTTAAAATTTAAAGTTGCTATCCATTGTTGCGCTAATGATGCTGCAAAAGTTTGATGTGAAATGGACATAGTTGTGACACCCGTAGCTGTTGCCCCTATAAAATCGGTTATGGTACATGGACGTGCATAAAGCACTGTTCCCGGTACTTGTGCTGTTGTGACGGGGAAAACACCTATAATGTTAGGACTGTTCATGATATTTTCTATATCCATTTCATCAATACTTGATCCGAATTGTCCATTATCCGTTTGGACTTGCTGTTCTTTACTTACTGTGAGAGTGTGTAGGAGAGATGTATTTTCATCATTTAGAGAACCTTGTCCAGGTTGCCACTTGACAGCTGTTATGGGAGCATCACTTGGTGATTGCTTGGGCATTCTTCTTGTGATATTCGACACTATATTTCTTAAAGAATTCATTTGCATTCTTGGTACGGGAACTCTATGTTCTATGGCTGGTCTGAACTGATGCAACTGATATTCTATACGTTCTTTCTCTAGAACTAACATTTCTCTCGTCGTGAATTGCGTCATGAAAGTTGGATATTCAACGCGCAATGTGTCTTCTGGACAAAATATTTGTATCTTAATTTTAACAGCATCTGTTGAGATGGGTGTGATTAAAGAAATCCTAAATGTTCCTAAGCTACCTGTTGTTGTAGGCAGGCTTCTTGCTAAGAAAGCATCGACCCAAGGAATGATTATATCAACTTCCTCTCCTGCTGCAACTGGAGTATCATGACGCAATGCTTGTGATTGTTGTAGCAAACTACTTTGTCTTAATGTACCTAATGGTGGAATATATCCAAACATGATACCTCCCGTTCCTGTTCGTGCAGAGGTTACATTTGCTCTAACAACCATATTGGTTCTCAAAGCTGCGAATTTTGCCAGCTTTGCTCTCACATTTGGTTGATTTAAATAATTTGTTAAAGGATCTAATGTATAAACTATATCTCCGGATAACCCTCCTGTGGGTATTACTACATCTGTTATTTCATATGGTCGGCATAAAATGTCTTTTACCGTATGATCTCTTATTTCTTCAAATTGGAAGAAATTCGGTTCTGCTAAATTTTCTTGTTTTGGAACTGTTTCTTGTTTAAATGATGTTTCTTGATCGTAAGTTACAATTTGCTGCTCTGATGTCGCAGCTGACATACTTTCATTTGTGTACTGTTGTGCTGACCGTTGATTTATCTCAAGACGCGGCCAAAGGTCGTGAGAAGATGTGAGCTTGTTAACGTCTTGCTCTAGATGAATATCCTGACGTAGCCGATGATCAAAAATTACATTAAAATCATCCGAAAAATAAAAAAGATTGTCACCACAAAGTGTTATTGAACGCAAATCTTCTTGCGAAAAATCACACTCAGGGGGCAAAACTAAGTTATGTCTCTGTGCTGAAGTGAGAATTCTGCCTCTATATTTTTCAAACAATGATTGCGGGTGGAGACTTAACTCTCGAATGGCCACTCGCATGTTGACTATGGTTTGTGCTCGTTTTTGTTCTCGTTGTTCCGGGGAAACCTTATCCCAATTTAGACACTCTAAAATAGAAGGTAATTCTAAGGGTGCAATCCAACCATGCCTAGTATCATAACTAAATGTTCTTTTAAGTATAGATATTTCCGCAAGTGTCTTGTATTCTAATTCCTTCCCATCTTTCGCATCATTGGTATAAGTATGGCCAAAGGTCTTCATCATTTCTGTTATCTCGCTAGGATTAACTAGTCTACGTAAAGCCGGTGAAAATGCTAAAATATTGTCGTCTCCATATGTAACTACTCTAAGATGTTGTGTCAAATCCGCAAAAATTTCGTAAGATTCTTGTGTTCCTTTGCTCTTAACTATTTTTGAAATAACTAATACTAGAAGTGTTGTATTATACATTGTGTTCACCGTGGTGGTTGCAGGATTTCCTGAAGGTTGACCTGCTGCTATATGAGCTACAGCATTTCCGAATATCTGCCTTGAGTCTGTAATTTCGAGCCACAATGCCTCAGCTATTTTGTCATTCCTACCATAAAATGATTCTATCATATGGAAAATCTCCCACAACAAACATGTCATTAGTGTTCCATCAAAATTTTTAAAATCACCTGCTATAAAACCTTTATCTTTTGAATGTGAAACTTCTGTTAAATATTTGACCAAAACATTAACATCTGAACTTAGCATATTTATTCCTATTAATGAAGTATTTAAAATTCGTTTTTCCATTAGTGCTGCAAAAAAATCAATATATTTCTCTCTGAAAATTACGGTGTATTGCAACGGTCCTGCTGCAAAGATACGTGCTAGTCTTTTATCTATCTTCTTTAATTCATCTTTCATTGTTACGGAAAAATAAATTTCTGGTCTCTTATTTTCCAATATTGAATTTTTAATATCATCAATCAAGGCTACCAGTCTCGGATGATCATAGATAAAATTCTCTCCTTCTCCCAAGAATTCAGTTTTACCTGGTTTCTTTGTTTCAAAAGAAAGTGGATAACCTGCACTTGATGATCTATTAATGGGTAATATATATTGATTATCTAATTCTCCTCTTATAGCAACTTCTCTTGATTTTTCACTTATAGGGCGATGTGGAGTAAAATAATATTTCATATAGGATCTACATAATCTAGTATCACTCTCATCTAAAACATAATTTGGATTTAGATATTTTCTAATCGCTGTTACAGCTCCATGTTCTTCATTCTTGGTGTATTTGAGTTTCGCGGGAGCCTTCCCTGTTTCGAATATTTCATTATGGCATATTGTCTTACGCAGCTTAGTGTCACTAGGCATATACAATGGTCGTGTTATTGTATCTATAATGGGAAAGTCATTAGGTAAAATTGTAATTATCTTCCCTGGTGCATACCTCATTTGGCAAATAGGTTCTATGGCTTCAATCATCTCTAAAGTTATTAATTGACCAAATGCATCATCAGAGAAGCAGAATCCTGCCATATGGATGCCAATTATTTTTCCTGGATGATTCGATGAATTTGAAATCAAGACACTTCCACAAGAGCCTGGTATTGTTTGGGCTTCATATGAAACTGTTTTCCAAGTGAAAAGCATTTCGCCATTAGGGTCTGATGCTTGTAGAGGTTCTTCATTGATTTTCTTAATTACTATTCTTTGCTTCTCTGCTGTCAAAAGCCATTGTGCATTCTTCGCAATCGTATCAATGCCATCAATCTTCTGAAATTCTATTGATTCAACTACAGAAAGTAGAGTTACATTCTGATGCAATAACTTTACCATCTCTTTCATTGGTATAAAATTTGATAGTCCCGGACTTTGTTGCAACACGTTGATATGACTCTTAACGTACTGAGGGAAATTAATTACAATCAGGTCATAATACAAACTTTCTTGCTCATCTTCATGGGCGAACGAAATTACTGACACATCTTTTGTTGGAATTCTAAAATAAGTTTTATAAGCATTGCATAACGTTATAGTTGCAGTACTATATTGTTCATCAGACACTGAAAGAAAATGTCTGTTCGTGATTAAACTGCGTGCATTTAAAAAGAAACCTCTCAATACTCCATATTTATAAACACCTGCATCTTTATACTCTAATATTAATACATACATATTCTGTAAGAGCATTTTCTCTGTATGATAAGCTTGTGGACATGCTATCTCTGTATGGCTAGTGTTTACATACTCTTTAATATCTAATTTTTCTAAAGTGGGAACTGTATCAATAGTAAATAGAGGAACAGCTTTTATAACTTTATCTGATGGTTGTTTTTCTTTGGCTTTGACGGATTTAGGGCCATCATTGTATTTTTGGGTATCACCCTTCTCTTCGTCAGTCTCTTTGCTCTCTCCATTTGTTTCTATAGATTTGACCATATTATTCAACTTGTCCATAAATGTTTCTTTCATCTTTTCAACTTGTTCTTTCAACGTTCCCTCTTGGGTTTTATTCATAGTTCTTTTCTTTTTTTGAGTTCTAGGTTTCCACACTCTAGTATAAAGTTTATATGCTGCAAATGCCGCTACTAAAAAAGATACTGAAGCTAATATAATCAAGCGCCTTCTCTCTTCTTCTTTCTTCTTTCCGAATAAAAATCTATTCATTTTGTCTGACCATGTAACTGGCAAGTAAGCGAAAATATAGGCAGCGAAGAATGTTTGTATAACTCCGTTTGACTTGACTTTTTGTTCCTTTGCAAAAGCTCCTATCTTATATAGGCTTGAACTCAAACCCATCTGAACTTGTGGCGCTTCATGTATATCCGCCTTCACTCTATGCCTGTTCTCATTCACAATCTCTATTTCATCTGTATCATCTATCATAATTGTAGTATGGATTGGTGGTGGTCGTATTACATTTCTAAATCTCCTTATAGTTTCTTTAACACGACTAGGACGCTCAATGTTTTGATAATTATCAGCTACATACGCGGGTGCTTCCTCATTTTCTGCCATTGACTCAAATGTTTTCTGTGCTCTTCTTTTGAAAACCATAGAATCACACACATATCTTTTATGCACGTCTCTAAGCTCATTCCTAATCAAAGATATCACCTGATCATAAGAATAGCTTATTCCGCCACTCCAAAATTCATAAATATGCTCGTTTATCTCATTCTTTTTAATTTTAGACATATCAACAACTCTTGAATTCTTAACTAATTTGGAAAACTCATCTTTTAACTTCATTTCAAATGAAAAATCAATACGTCTATGGTACGCTTCTGGACATTGTAGATAAGAAAGATCTGGAACTGCTGCGTTATCCGTTGCTATTATTAATGCTGATTTAAATAAGGCTTGAGATTTTTGCTCTATTTCTGCTACTGGAAGAGAATGATCATGCTCATTATTCAAGTGAATAATTGCTTGAGGAAAGGGAATGCCATGTTTAATATGATTTGCATCTACCTGGTTTGCATCATCACAAACATAAATTTTTGCTCTTGATGAAACGAAATTTTGTTCGTATTGCAATCCTACTGGTCTATAATAAACGTATTGATCATATGATGCTATTTCTTCAGCTATTTGTTCTTTGGATAAGCCTTCCAACTCTAATATAACGGGAATTGTATCAGCTGACATAACTGGGATAATTCGTGATTTTCCAATACCTGGTTTTCCATGTATCTGGACTACAACTGGTTTCTTTCTCCTGCCACAACCTGCTGCTGGGGATCGTTGAGCATAATTGTAAATAGAATTGGCATAGGCTCTTAAAGTTAAAAATTTCTGGTAGAAAGGTGATTTACTATCAATCGCATCAGCTATATTAATGACTTCTTGTCTCATATAACACACATCTGTGAAAGCTTTTTCGTCCGTCGATAACTTCAACACACCTTCTTTTGAATTGTATTCTCTAATTTTCTTCTCAATATTCTCTAATGATTTTGGAATCAAGTCATCTAAATCTTCAACTCCCCTTACATAATCGCATATCTTTTTAACAACTCCTTCCAACATTTCTACTCCTCTCGAAGCTAATGGCAAATCTTTGCATGAATTTACCAGTACTTCAACTGTTGATGCTTTGGGATTATTCCTATATAAAATTGTTAAAACTAATGTTACTATTATGGATATTGTGGAAGCTGAAGAAAAACTTTCCACTTTCGGGTGTTTTACATCATCAAGGAAACCAAAATGTTTTACTAAATGAAATAAAAGACTAGCAAAAACTGCGCACGACATGGCTTTAATATTTAAAGATCTTCTTAGACAATCACAGGCATTCCATTTTACTAGCATGTCTGGATTTGTAAAAATTAAATATACACTATTTGCAATGGAAGACCAATCATAAATTTTTTGTACATCTTCTGTAAAACACGATTTTAAACTATCAAACATGTCTTGTATATCACCAAATCTTACATCTACAGGCAACTTCCATTGCAAATCTGCTATATCATCGCTCATAATTTTTGTTTGTAGTTGAGCAATTAACTTCTCTGTCTTTTTCTTTTCCTGTTTCCGTTGAGTAGAATAAATCTTCTGTAGTTGCACGTAACGCTCATAATCTTTACGTTTTCTCGCTATCTCATCAAGCCCTTTGTTCTGAAGAATAATAGACCGCTGCGAATTATCGTGCTTATGAGACTTATTATCTCTCTTAGTGTTTTCTTTAACTGAACTTTGTAACTTGGGGGGGAAAATTCTTGATAATTTCATACTAATTCTACCTAAGCAGCCAAAATAATAGCTGGACAATAATTTTTCCAATAAATTCTTACAGGTATCGATCTTTGCCAATTTTTTGTTTTTCCCATATCCTGTTGCATAAACTCTTTCATCACGTATCTGTACTGATGCTTGACCAGTGCCAGCTGTGACCATATCGAAGATTACAGTTATTTTTCTGTTTTCCAAACTATCAAGCTCGTATAACAAGCTCACATAATCAATCTCTTCTGTTGGTACACCTATACAAAATGAAAATTGTTTTCTAATCATGGCTTGAACTTGTTCTTCAGTCCAATGACGAACCTCTCCATCATCTACATAGGCATCTCCCACTTGGTGGATATTTCCATTTAGTGCATGGATTAATTTATTTCGATGTTTTGCCAGCTCATTAATAACTCTCGCGCTATTTTCGCTAAAGGCAATTTCTTCATCCAATCTCTCTATAAATGGATGCGGATTATACGGATCATCGCTCTTAATTCTTCTGAGAAGGAATCTTCGTTGTTGAACAATCACTTGTTCTACAACAAATGTGTCTTTATAAGACAACTCCGCCATTTCGTAAACCATCTTCCATCCTTCTTCTTCATCAAATGAAACCTTCACGGCTGTTTTG